TTAATTGGTCAGAAGATAAAGGAATCTTTGTAAGACATTCAAATGGTAGTTGGATTGGTCTTGATTCAAAGATGGTGGATTTTGCTAGAGCAATACTAAGAAAGGCACAAGAGAAATGAATACATTTTTTGAAGAAGAATTTTGGGGTTATGTTTTTGTAGTGCTTGCAATTTTATCTGCTGTTGCAATAGGGTTTGCGATTGTTAAATTTGAACAAAACACCGATTTATGCACAGCAAATGGTGGCACAGTCATTGAAACACCTAGAGGATATAGTTGTGCAAAAGTAGAAAAAATAGATTTAAGAAAGGCACAAGAGAAATGAGTGAATTTATTTACGGAATGATTGTTGGATGGTTTTGTCATGCTTTGTGGATATTTATGTTTCGCCCTATTTTAAGAAAGGCACAAGAGAAATGAACTACGCAGATTTCACTACAAGATACACACGCTACACACAAACTGCTAAAAGCGTTTCTGAGGCGTTTAAAGATGCTGACTATGCTACCGCCATTACTAGACCTAAACAAAGCGATTTTGACGGCTTAGGAGCGTTTCTAGGGGGTATGTTGTTTGTAGCGGTATTTGCTTATTCTTTTTGGCTGACTATTGGTAGGTATGCGTAAGGCATTTAGCCAAGAACTACATGATATATATGATGCCCCAGCTCGCAAAGCAGTAAGCGACTGGGTCAACATGAAATGGGGTTTAGATGCTAGGGATAACCCTAATAAATTTGGAGTTGACCTAATCTGTTTTCGATCAGATGCTCCAGTTGGTGCGCTTGAGGTAGAAGTTCGCCAAGAAGGTTTTGATCGACATCAAACCATCCACGTAGGGCAACGCAAAGACAAACTATTTCAGCAAGGTCTGCCGACTCTATTTTTTGCCTTAACTCAGGACTTATCTCGTGCTTATTGGGTGAAAGCAGACTTGATAGCAAATTGCCCATTGATTGAGGTTTATAACAAATTTGTTAATAAAGGGGAGTTGTTTTACGATTGCCCCATCACAATGTTCAAAATTGCTGATTTAACGCAGCAGTTTTAATACTTTCGCATATTAGGAAGCGGTGCTTCTTTTTGGCTTTCAGCGTGGTGCGCTTTTTCCATCGGCAAAGCAATGTGTTTGTCTAGCTTCTTCTCTAAACGCTCTACTTCTTTTTCAATGCGATGTGGCGATTCTTTAACATAGTGACCTTTAGGTGACTCATGTGTTTTGCCTTCAATTTTGAAATTAGTTGCCATTTGATTCTCCAATCATATTTAATGCGTTTTGTTTAACTTCGTTTACCCGATTTATCCAACCTTTGCCAAATACAGGGAAAGTTTTTAAACCTTCATAAAAACTTATTTTACGCTGACTAAAAGCTTCAATAATATCTTCTGGTTTCTTTTGATCTAAAAGTTGCATTGTTCTTGGGCCTATCGTACCATCAGGAACACATTGAATAGCCTCTTGTAAGAGCTTTACGGCTCTGCCAGGCCCCATATTCACAGCAGCATCAAACAAGCAATAATCTACGCCTGTCTTTAATTGTGGCGCATAGCAAGCCATCCAATACTTAGCCTTATACATAGGAGCAACATCGGCTGGAGTTAAGTCTTTCATAGTCTTAACATCATGCCCAACCCATTCTTCCCATACCGCTTTAGTTACGCCAAGATTGGTTTCACCGCCAGGATCGCCATTTAAACCATTAGGGCCTGTCCAACCACCTTCAGACTTTAAAACTAAAGCCAAAGCCTTATCAAAATTACTTTGCATTTTTATTCCACAACTCAAATAAGACTTTTACTTTTTCTTCTAATACAGCTACTCGATTATCTGTTTTAGCCAATACAACTACTAAAGATACAAAAGCCAATAATAAAGGCCATATCTTAGCTAGTATGTCTAAGGTATCCATTATTTAATGCCAATCTGTGCATTAATCCACTCTTGCAGACTGACTAATTGCTGTGACGTTGCAGCGCATTGTCCAGCAAGAACTGCGTAGGCGGAACTTGCATCAGCGATTGCGGAGGTTGTGGAAAGGTTGGACACGCTGCCGGTATTGGGCTGGCGCACCCCGTTAGCATAATACTGACGCAACAAAGCAAGTTTCGCATCATATTCATCAGAAATTCCTTTAGTTACTAATTCGTGTTGTTTTTGGATTGATTCAACTTTGGCTTCTTGTTCTTTGGCGGCAACTTCGACTCCTCTTTTGTAGTCCATATAATCACGATTGCGAACAGACCACCCAGAAGCAAAAGCACCAAGTATAAATAAACAAGCAACACCAATTTTGACATATAGTAGATTCATTGAGGTTCTGCACCAGCCATGTGTTTTCCAGCTACCGCAGCAGCACCAGAGCCTGAAACAATACCCAAAGCACCAGCTAATTCAGTAAGGCTGATTTCATGCCCTGTATATATTAAATATATAGCAGAAGCAGCCACCACTAAAAAGCCCAAAGCCCAAGCCCAACGAGCTATGTCGTGAGTTTGATTGTCTTTGCCAGTAAGAATGTGAGTTAATATTTCGTTCATTTTTTGGTCGTAATAGTATCTGAACCTTTAGTAACAGTAACTTTATCGCCATCAACTGTTACTGACATTGGTGGCTCTTTGTCTGCTAAATGATCTAGTTTTTCAATTAAATTTTGAATAACTAAAAACTCAGGCTTTTCTTCTTTTTCAGTTGTGCCTGATACAGCGTTCATCATATTGATGATAGCCATAATTGCACCACCAGCCATACCAATAACTGCGGCAATCTTAGAAGTATCTAAAAAAATACTAGCGGCAACGCTAATAACAATAATAGCAGTAATGTAGGCTAATCCATGTTGACCAATGGATTTACCTGCTACTTCTTTTGCGGATTCGATGTTTTCGTTCATTTTTTATTTAATAAAAAGTCAGCAGCAATAGTAATAATGCCACCTACAAAAGATGCTACACCCATTAATGCCCATAATGAGCCTTTTGAGCGTTCTGCCATAGCTAAAAGAGTTTTAATATCATGGCGCATTTCAGCCATTTCTTTTTCCATAGCTTCAACCTTTTGCCACATTACCCCTATTTTCATTGGATCAATATCAGACATATTCATTCCTATGACTTCATGATGTATGCCAAAGCATAGTAAGGAGGCATATTTGCATTAGTGCCACTTGTTCCAACAGGATTTATTGAAAGAGTATGCGAGTGAGTATTGTCGCTAGAGGGCAATATATCAGGCGCAGTAGATGAGCCTGATAAGTTTGGTTTAAAGTTATCATAATTTTGTGGGTTGTAATTACCCATATATGTTCCAGGATTAGGATAATTAGAACTATCGCTAGTTGCAACATAATGGTTATGGGTATAAGAACTTAGACTTCCTGTATGAGTATGATTTACAACAATAGCATCTGTGCTACCACCTGTTTGACCAATAGCGTAAGCATTACCAGCACCTAATACAAACGAATTACGCAAATCAGGAGTGCCGTTTGTACCATCGCAAAGCAAGAATCCTGATGGAATAGAGCCTACAGAACCTGACCAAATTAAAATACATCCTGTTGGAACAGTTGCTGTAGATGTCGGTATTTGAGTCAAAATACCTGCAATATTGTCGTAAGTATTTAAGACGTTATCGTTTACATCTTCAACAATAAACTTATAGCTATAGCCTGATTGAAGCCATAACTCACTAGGCAATTTACCATCTGTTCCTAAAATAATAGGATTAGTGTTGGCTATGTTTCCGTTTACGTCTGTATAAGTTGTAAGAGGAGTAGAAGAACCAGCTTGGTAAGTGAAAATCTGACCAGAAACTAAAGGTAATCCTGTAAGCCCAAATATGGTTTGACCATTAAATAGGGGTGATAAATTTACTTGTGCCATTATTCTTCCTCTTTTGCTTTATTTATATTTTGCAATATATCAGCTAAAGTATTACCTCTAGCTTGATTTATTCCAGTTTTTTTAGATAAATTAGAAATTGCTTTAGCACCTCTACCTCCAGCATATAAAGCTTCGCCAACTAATCTAGGAGATTGTATTGCTTGTAATCCTAATAAAAAAGGATTATATAAACCTGCAAGACCAGTAGTTGCTTGAACAGTTCCAGCTAATCCTCTAGCATTAGGCGAACTCATTGCTTGACCAGCTAAAGCATTAATAAATGGTCTGCCGCCTTCTTTTTCTAATTGTTGAGCTAAAGTAAGTCTTTGTCCATAATTAGTATTTACATTATTTCTACTAACACTTTGTAAAGCTCTCATTGCTGTATCAGAAGATGCTTTATTTCCAAGTTTTAAAGCTTTTTCTATTTCTTTAATAGTATCAGATGCCTCATGATAATCACTCATTACTTCAGCATATTTTGGTGCTTGAGCGGAAATTGTATTTTTAACAGAATTATAAATATCTGAACCAATACGATTAGCATTAGCTTCTTCATAAGGAATTCTATTGGTAATGTCGCCAATTTTTTTCTTTAAAAAATCAAGGCCTTCTGGCGTATGGTATTCAGCAGGATTTAATTTTTTCCAATTATTAATTTCATCTGCAAGTTCTTGATGAATTGCCGTAACTGTTTTATCGCCTTTTTGATTTTTAAAAGAAATGGAATCTTTTGCTTCTTTTAAAGCTTTATCAATATCATTAAAATTTAAAACAGATTTATCGCCTGTTATGTCAACCATTCCAGAACGATAGGCATTATTTTTAGTTTGGCGCATCGTATTTAAATTTGCTCTTGCAGCATCTAAAGGAGCATTTATAGGCGCATTACCACGTAACTGATTTATGTATGACGTATCGCCTTCAAATCCCGATAAAGCTGAACGAGCAATAGTTTCAGGGCTTGTGCCTGTTACGCCACCTAAAAATGGTTTACCAATTCCTGCTGCCAAATTTCCAGTAGCTGTTACAGGATTTAAATTTTCTGCAACTTTTCCTGCGGCGGCTAAAGCTTCAGGAGATGCACCTACTTTTCCAGCTAATTCTGTAGCTTTGCTTACAACTCCAGTTTTGTTTGCCAATCCTGCTCCACCAGACAAAATGGTAGCTAAATCACTTGCAACACCTACAGGATCAGTTGCAACTGCTTCTTTAAATCCTTCAACGCTACCATAACGATTTTTATACAAATCGCCAACGGTTTTTGCAGTTTCAATAGATTTTTCTAAATCTTTTTTATCCCAATCTGAATGTTCTATCCATGACGCAATATGTTCTGGTTTTAAACTATGCCCAGCTCCTACGGCCAATCTAGCAACTCCTTCTATTGTATCTAAAGGATTTGTTACAGCTTGATAAATATTTCGACCAAATTCAACTGCACTTTTAGGAGTATTTGTAATTGCTCTAGTTAAAACATCGCTCCAAGGAGTTGATTCTTTTTCTACAGCAGGCCCTTTAATTATGTTGTATAAATTTTGAGAATTAACTGTATCTGCCGAGGCTACATTACTTTGCGATTTATCGCCATTAATAATGTTATATAAATTTTCTGAAGTTATGCCCATTTTTTACCTTACTGAATCAATAAGTTCTTGTCTTTTTTTCATTAAAGCATCAATTTCAGTCAAAGATTTACCTTTAAATTCTTTTTGTAAATGGTTAATTTCTGCTTTTGTTAATTGATTTAGTGGTTTATTACCAATAACACCCATTAAATGCATTACTTCAGGATCAGACTTCAAAGCAAAATTATTTTGAAATTCATTTACACCAGCTAAATTTGGTTTATTAATATTTCCTGCTTTATTTAATATGCCTTTAGCTTGTAATTCTTGAGCAGTTAAATTTCCATTATCTTTAAACAATACGCTACGAATAGTGTCTTTGCTATTTCCAAAATTTCCACTTGCTATTTCTTTTGAAATTTGGTCAACATTACTTCTTGATTGTTGTTGTTGAATTCTTTGTTCAAGCAATTTTTTTACAAATTGTTCATCATCGGTTAAATTTAAACCTTCAGTTTTGTTTGCTATTGCTTGCATTAAAGGCCCAACCCTTACATCCTTGTTGTCCAAAGCTTTTAAAATTTGTTCATTTGTATATTTTGCGTTTGTAACAGAATTAGAATTTGAAGCTTTTAAATCTTCAGCAGCTTGTCCTACACTTTTTTGAACTTTTGCAACTCTTTCTCTATAAGAATCATAAGTTTCTCCTTGCATATAAGGAATAGGGCCTGTTGCAGTTTTTGGTTGACCCATTGCTTGAGGCGGAACGCCACCTTGCGAAATGGTTGTTTGTTGTGGCATATTTGAAATATTTGCACCGCCACCTGTAACAGGAATTCCTTGAACAGAAACAGGTCTATTATCAAGATTTCCTGCTCTTGGAATACCTCCACCTCCAAATTGCATTGGGCCACCTGTTGGGCTTGTAGCAACTTGTGGGGCTAATGATTTTTGCAAATAAGGGCCTGTAGGAGTACCTGGTTGAATTGCTGCCAATAAAGGATTTCCTTGAGCTGTTGATACCAATTGACCGCCAACATCTTGTTGAGCAACAGCAGGAAAAAGTTTTTCCATTTGCAATGCAGTACCTGATGCAGCCATTAATCCTTGAGTTATTTTTGGTGAAATTTGAGTAGGATCATGTATTGCTTGAGTGTAATATTGGCCTAACATTCCCTTAATAACATCGTCATGCAAACCTTTTACTTTTAAAGTATGAGCAACTTCATCCAATGCTCTTAAAGCTCCTTCTCTGCCTTCAGGAGTATTTTGTGCATTTTCAATTCTAGGATCAGTTTTTAATCTAGCTGCTTCATTTTGAGCAACAATACCTTGTTCATTGGTAAATCCAAATTGCGCTTTATCTGCTTCGGTAGTTGCTTTTCTAGCAGTAGCTTGACCAGTTTCAATTTCAGAAGGCAATAATGCTTTTTTCTTTTGAATTTCAAGATTTTTGCCTGATATATCAAGCATATCTGCAATAGTAATAGGTTTGGGAGCATTTTGATTACCATAAATGCTTGCATCAACAGTTTGACCTAATTGAGGAACTGAAACTCCGCTTGTGCTAATTGCCATAATTTATTCCTTAAGCTGGATTTACTGTAAATGAATTACCAGCAGTAGGTGTCATAACCCCAGGACTTGCTCCTTGTGCAATTTCACTTGGAGTATATCCACCTAAATTTTGATTATTTAAACTTTGATTAGGTAAACCATTAAAATAACCATAACCAATACTACCTATAGAATTTGCTGCACCGCCAGCAATATTTCCTTGTGCAATTTGACTAGCTGCTTGAGCATTGGCTGCGCCAATACCAATATTTGCTATGTTGGTTGCTGTACCTAATTGAGCATTAGCAGAACCAGTTGCGCCAGCAAGACCTAAATTAGCATTAGCAAGATCAAGAGCAGAAATATTTCCACGTTGAGTTTGAAAGTTGTTAAATGCATTTTGATAAGCATTTTGAGCATAATTTTGACCAAAAGTATTTAATGCTTGTTGTGCATTTCCGCCAATTAAACCACCTGATGCATTAGCTTGTTGCGCTGCACCAGTCATTCCTTGTTGCAATCCAAAAGCATAATTAGGAGCTAAATTGGCATTTAAATCTTGATTGCTAAATTGTTGATTAAAGTAAGGATTATTAGAAATAAGGCTAGATAATGAAGTTTTTCCATAATCAGCATAAGGAGTAAATTGTTGAGAAGCAGTTTGTCCAGCAGCAAGTAAATTTTGCTGTTGTGCTCTTGCAGCATCGGCTTGAGTTTGGGCAGCATTTTGCTGTCCTTGCGAGCTCATATAAGCACCGCCTAAGACTGCTGCTCCTCCAATAACTGCTGCTGTTATTCCACCTGCCATAATCCTTCTCCTAATCTTTAAAACCAAGATTTTCAATTAATAACATTTTAATGCCATTGCTAAGATTTTCGTTATCTTTTTGCTCTGTTTTATGCTCTAAAACTCTATTAGACATTAATCCACATTCAGGGATAACGTATAACCTATCTTCAATTGCAAGAATGTCCCTACAATCATCTAAATTGTCATAAATATCTATCCAAATTAATTCTTCATCAAATACTCTGCCAACTCGTTTAATTCCTGCTGGAGCATCAAATTCCATAGGCGCAGTTAATGTTTTAATTTCATCGCCAATATTGACTGCTATTGTTCCCTTTTTAAGTATGACTTTATAAGGGGTTTTATGTTCTGCCCCAACAATAACCGACCAAGGAGGCGCAATCATGGTGCGAATATACTTTTTAGGCTCAAAATCATGTAAAAACTTTACATCGGCTTGCGGCATCTGTAAAAGAGCTTCTTGGAGTTTTTCTACTTTATCCCTTAATGGAACGATAGGAACAAAACCTTTTCCATAAGTAACCGTAATTTGATGATTCATATGTTGTAATAAGGCACTTTAAAAGGTTTACCGTTAACAGTAATGTTAATAAATCCTACAGGATTGCTAGGTAGCGTTCCTGCGCCTTTAGTTGCGTTTGTTGCGCTAGTAAAGTTAAGTAAATTTAAAAAATATTGTTGCCATGCCCTAGTAGGAAGCTTATTTTGGTCATCTATCAAAGGGGTATTGGGATAAGGGTTATTTTGGGTTGTTCCCCAAATCTGATTAGCCATTAATTTTCCCCTTCTGTGGCTTTTAAGTTAGCAGATACTATCACCGCCTTGACTGGATCTGTAACTACCACTTCAAAGACTTTATCTCTTGATACACCTAATCTGCGCCAAATTGCACGATTTTTGTATTTACCCTCTTGACCAATGCCGCACCAATGTTCGTTTGACCATGTTGAACCGCCATCGTTTGACCATCTAAGCATAGCTTGTGGGGTAGTTGTAGGGGTATCAGGGTAAAGCTGATTTTTTAAGCCAATAATCAATTTTTCGTAAGCAGTAATGTAATCCGTTTGATTACCAAAGATAATAAAAGGAGTGTTTTCAAATATGCCTTCAGGCTTAGAAAGACCAGTAGTTCCTACGCCCGGCTGAAATTGAATCTGCAATTCATCAAAAAATTGACGCTGCAAGTCTGTTACAAGATGAGGCGCACGTCTTAATCTACGGATTTCTTGACCATTATCGGTGTAATTATTAGGGTCTAGCTCGTAAAGCTGACCATTTTCCCAATCGCCTACGATTACTAAACCTTGATATAAAGTGCAGCAATTAGCACGATGACGATGATAGACGTTGTTGTTATCTACCCATAGCCATTTATGCCACATCTGAGTAGTGAAATCAAAAGCCCAAGTTAAATCAATGCTAGGGAATGAAATCACATATACTTCATGACCTTCAAGCTGATAAGTAAACGCTACAGCATCATTGACGTTTTGATTAACAAGGGTATTTTCTACAGCATGGGTAGAAATACGCTGTGGGAAGTAACCATTCATCATTACTATTTGCGCTTGACCACGATTATTTCTTGATAGATAAGCAAACGAATTGCCTACTCTAGCTACAGAATATGGGGCTACGATGCCATGCTGACTGGATGAGCCAGGAATACGCTGAAATGGGAATGGGAATGATCCTACGTCTGACCACACTTCAGAAGTGTTTTCACCTAATAGATAAACTTGTCCATGATCTGCAATTAAAGCTACTAGGTTATCAGGCCCAGTAAATTTACTAGCGTAGCTCAATCCATAAGTAATAGGGCTAAGAAGATTAGATGCCGCCCATTCTTGAGAGTTTGGTGCGCTATAAACAAAATAGTTATCTACAGCATGAACAGTTGTACCGCCTGTAAATGCGCCATCATTAGAAGGCAAAATACTAAAGTTCAAGGCATACATGGTTTCAGAACCAACAGACTGACTTGCGCTAACTACATAGTTACCAGTACCGCCTGTGCCTGTACCAAAAGTAACATTAAGGGTTAACCCTGTGCCTGAACCTGTTGTAGATGTAGAAACAGGATTGGCAGGATTAGAAGTATATGCGCCTGAGAATGTTCTTGATAAAGATGTTACTACACCACTAGAAACGCCTGTGACTGTGTAAGTTGCTGGGCTATTTCCATAAACACCACCTAACAAAGTAACAGTATCGTTGACGTTATAGCCTGTTCCGCCTGAAGCGATGCTTTCGCTAATAACTGTACCATTACCTAAAGCAGTAATGATGGTGTTTACAGTTACGCCAGTTCCTGCAATAGTTTGACCTGGGTACAAAGTTTTATTGGCAGGAATTGAGTTTACAGTTAATGTTGTACCTGAAATAGAGGCGTTGATAACTGCCGCTACTGCTGCTGAGTTCATATCTTCAGCAACGGCAATAGTAGCTATGTTATTTAAAGTCCAAGTATTGCCTGATCCTGAAACAATGACAGTTTCATTCGGCACATTGATACCAAACAAAGACTGACCGGCTGCGATAGTGCCGCTAATATTTCTTGTAACAGTTAGTGTTGTTCCTGAGATTGTGCCTTGAAAACGAGCAGCCGCAGGGGTAGAAATACGCCATGTATAACGATAGCTACCATCAACAATGTAAATATTTAAACCATTGTCTGTAATACTAATTTGACCATGATTTGAATTTAACTGACCTACGATTGTCGGAGTAAAAGTAGAGTCAATAACATATACATACGAGCCGCATACTGCGACTAGGTATTGACCGCCTGATACTGTTCTTAAACCTCGTACTTCTGCTTGCGCTGGAAGGGCTAATACAGAGGTAAGACCTGGCGTAGGATATAAAGCAACTACCCCTCTTGAGCCTTGTTGCTTAGTGGGGTCGATTTCAGGCCGCCAATTAATACATTCTTGGGCATCCTGATATATTGATGGAGCTTCGTAACTTGATCCAACAAAACCAAAGTCCATTTTTTACCTTATCTAAAGAAACCGCCAGACAAAATCCAGCCAGCATCTTTTTGTCTTGAGGACAGCATTGCATCTGCAAAACGAGCAGACTGAACAGGCTTCATATTTGTACGTTTAATTGTAGCTTTAGCTTGGGCTGCATACGCATTAATCATGCCAATTTGCGTTGGTGATGCTTTGCCATACATAGGCATCAAACGCTCGGCTAAACACCATCTAAGAGCCATTGTGTAGCCTTGTGGGAGCACGATAGTATCTTGCAAGCTGGTATAGCCTTGAAATAGATTATCTGTAAAAATGTGCATTTCACCTTGTGATGGATTAGGCCATACATAAATGTTGCCTAATGTTTCACTAGCTTGATAGTAAAGAGCTTTAGGCCAAGGGCCATTTAAAGTCTTTAAACCAATCATTTCGTAATCTTCAACAGCTAAAACAGCGATTGGGTAGTCTAATCCACCATTAACGATTGGTACGCCATTAGAGTTTGTATTGATGCGAACAAACGCAGAATCAATACTTAATGGTCGCTGATAGTAAAGATTTAAAGTAGTCGCAGGAACGCTTTGAATAAAGTTAACAGTATATGTACCAGCTTCATTGACGTTATTACCTGCGCCTGAAACCATGCCCACAATCTTTGTGCCATTTACAACACCTGGGCCACTAATCGTTTGACCTACGTTGACTGCGCCTGAAGTAATACCGGTAATGGTTAAAATATTACCTGTGATTGAGCCTGAAACGATTGCACCAATTTGTCCACCTGGGCCAATAGTGTATTGAGTCTGACCTGGCGTAATAGGAAATACAATTTCATTCTTGTAAAACACCATCATTTCTTCGTTTGACCATTGATCTACTAGATCATTAAGCATATCAAACGCATCTTGAGCAGCATCAGGCGTAGCAGTTTCACCTGACTCTAATGCGCCAATGTCTTTTAATGCTCTTGAGATGATGTCAATAGGTGTTGTCATGTTTAAATCTCAGGTTTAAATACTTGTGGCATCCAAGGTGCTGGAGCAGACTTGGGCTTTTTTAATTCTTCTAATTGTTCTAATAAACGCTCTGTAATATGGCATTTACCATCAGTTACAGCTTCATCTTCAATCCACTTGGCTACCATTTCTTCAGTCACTTTATCAAAAGGTACTTTTTCGGTAGGGCAGTCAAAATACCAATAACCCTCTGCTTCTACTTTGACATCGCCATCTTGGGCAGTAACAAAGTATTTAGCAGAAGTAATTACTCCACTTTCAGAAGTGGTATCGGTAATTTTCCAAGTAATCATGCTAACTGTTCATCCGTAGGTTTAGCTAGTGTAGGATGATTCCATTCTTTGATGTAATCGCCTTTGCCATTACTATCATTTTGAAGAATAATTACAGTCATAAAATCTTTATCTTCAAGACTTGGGTAAATTGTTTTAATTTTGTCGTATAGCATTATGCCGCCCTCACCATAGAGGCTTGAAAATAAGTATCTGTAGATGCCCCACTAAGAGCTACAGAAGTTCCAATTACATAGGTATAAAGCTCTAAGTAATCTGTTGAGCCATTTAAATATATAAGGGGACTTACAGTTACTTTTCCACCAGAGTTTGTTGTTCTATTTCCACCTTTAAACAATGAACCATTTTTATAAATTACAACATTTTGATATGTTGTTGCGGCACTTCCACTTGTATCAACACACCCACTAACTTGATAATAACCAGCTACAGTTGGAGTAAATCTATAATTTGTTGTTGCATCATAATTTGTATTTGTATCAAATTCTTTTGTATTACAAGTTACTTTTGTATATACACCAGACGATATACTTTGATTGCTTGATAAATAAGCACTAAACGCTGGCCCTGCACCAAAAGCAGTATTTTGAATAGTTCCGTCAGGAAAAGTTACTGCTGGATTTGTTCCGCCTAATGTAAGTGACATTATTTAGCTCCTAATTGTGCTTCTAAAGCAGTTACTTTAGCGTTTAGTTCTTTAATTGATGCAACAAGAAGTGGAATAACATCGGTATATTGAACACCTAAATATTCAACATCAGAATCTAAATCTTTTTTAGAATTAACAGCTTCAGGCAAAACTGCTTGAACATCTTGAGCAATTAGAAATGAACGACTAATTCCTTCTTTGTCAGTCTTATATCGGCCTGTAACAGAACGCAAAGTAGACACTTTATTTAAAGCATCAACAATAGGAATTAAATCTGTTTTTAAACGCTCATCAGAGTTTGCAGACCATGATGTTGACCCACCAGTTAAATAAACACCAGTATTGCTATTATATGAAACATAATATGTTCCACCGTCTGTGGAATATGGGCCGAATCCCCATAGTTTACCTGCTTGAGTCTGTGCAGAAAATTTATGTCCAGTAAGTGCGCTTGTAGTACCAACTAACAAATTACCACTAGAGTCAATACGCATTGCTTCTGTGCCATTAATTTGTGCAATTAAAGGTGCAGTAGATGCAGCAGAATTGAATGTTGTTGTTTGTGCTGCACTAATAGTAACAGCAGTAGTGCCATTATTAGTTTGTAATGCAAGGCTTCCTGAAGTATCACCAGTAATGGCAACGCCACCACCACTAGTTAATGCGTTAATAGTAGATGCCATTATGCTAATTCCTTATCTGTTGGTGCATTAGGATTAGAAATTACTTGTCCATTTTGTAAAATATATAAACCGCTTAATAATTGGTCATATTCACTATTAGATAATTCAATAGAATTTTCAGGCAGAGAATAATTATCTTCACGAATTTCTGTAATACCATCTTTTCGAATAATTGCGTATTTCATTATCTAACCCTTCTTGCACGAATAACGCCATAAGCACTAGCCGTACTGACAGCAAAAGAAACTCTTGTAACTAAATAAATTGTTGTTGTTGATGCTAAAGAAAATCTTGTTAATGGAGCAGAACTTATAAAATCAACTGTATTTGCAATATTTGTATTGGTTGTTATGCCATTCATTTGACCTAAAGAACCAGCTGCGGCAGATGTTGTGGACATACCATAATTCATATAAGCAATAGTAGTAGTTGCACCAGTTGTTATGCCAACAATTCCAGTTACATCCCAATCACCAGCAGTCAAACTAATGCTTGTAATATTTGCATAGGTTGCAGATGTTAATGAAACAGGAGCTCCAGAAGAAACACTAGCAGAAATATATTCTCCAACTTGCCCAGCAGAAGCAGAATCATTCGTTGTAGTGCCATTGCCAATTAATTGACTAGTAGAAACTAAAATGTTTCCTGTAACTGCTGGAAGCGTAATGGTATTAGTACCAGATACGGCTGGTGCAGCTAATGTAATAGCACCACTTGTATCGCCTGAAATTACGACTGCACTCATATATTTTCCTTATAAAACTACCCAGCGTTTGCCGCTAGGAACAGTAACAGTTACGCCTGAATTAATGGTAATAGGGCCTACGCTTTCAGCGTTTTTACCTGTAGAAAGTGTATAGGTAGTAGTTACAGTTGTGCTATTTTCCACAAATACTGTATCACCACCACCGCCTGTTGCACCACCGCCTAATTGACCCCAAGCGTTTGAATAGCCTTCAAATTGACTTGTGGAATTGTTATAACGGATCATTCCTTGAGTTGGCGTTCCGCTTCTTTGAACAGTAGTTCCTACTGGAACAGTAATTTGACCAGTTCCACCAAAAACAAGGCTATTTGTAGGGCTAAATACTGCACCGGTGAGGGTAGAAGTGCCTGTAGCAACAATATTGACTAATTGAGCGTTATTGTTTAAATCTTGATATAAAAGAGTGCCGTTTGCTGATGGCAAAGTAAAGTTTGTGTTTACTGTTGCGTTAAACGCAGTAATCGTTAATGAACCGCCAGCAGGTGTTTGAAATACTAATTGACTCATAATTTATCCTTACAATACTACCCAGCGACTGCCGCTTGGCACAGTTACAGTTTGTCCACTAGATACGGATACAGGGCCAGTTGAATGTGCTCCATAACCACTAGGGATTGAGTAACTTGCTGCAATAGTCATATTATTAACGATAATGCCATTTGAAGCAATCACTTCTGCTGCTGTAACTGTTCCTGTAGCACTTACAGATGTTGCGGATGCCACGCCCAAAGCAGGGGTTACTAAAGTAGGACTTGTATTTAATACGTTGCTGCCTGAGCCTGTTGAAGTTGTAACTCCTGTACCGCCATTGGCTACGTTTAGTGTTCCTGATAAGGTAATTGCACCAGTTGTAGCTGTGCTAGGAGTAAAGCCTGTAGTTCCTGCGCTAAATGATGTTACACCACCTGTTGAGGCTTGCCAGCTTGCTGTTGTGCCATTAGAAGTTAAAACATAGCCAGATGTACCAATAGCCAGGCGAGTAGCACTATTTGTGCCGTTTCCAATGATTAAATCGCCTGTTGAAGTGATTGGCGATAAAGCATTGAAAGCCGCAGAAGCAGTAGTTTGACCTGTGCCACCATTGGCAATAGCGACTGTGCCTGTGACATTAGAGGCTGTGCCTGTCGTATTTTGGTTCAGCGTAGGAATATCTGCTGCAACAATCGCTCTAAATGTTGGTGCGCCAGCCGAGCCGTTAGGAGCAGCTAAGAAGTAATTAGCAGTCTTTGAAGCATACGGATTTTGAGTATCGCCATAACCTGATGCCAAGCTAATTGCAGGAGTTTGCCCACCGCTTGAAACTACAGGGCTTGTACCAGTAACGCTAGTGACTACACCAGTTAAATTTGCACCTGAACCACTAAACGAGGTAGCAGCCAATACACCTGTGCTAGGCGTGTAATTTAGTTTTGTAGAGCTAGTGTATTCAGTTGTCGCTGTACCACTTGTGATACGGGCAAATAATGGGTAATAAGCAGTAGCAGAGCTTGTATCGTCTGCAATCGTTACACCAGTTACTGTAGAGGCAATCGTAATCGAGCCTGAACCATTAGTAATAGAAATGCCTGAACCAGCAGTTAATGTAGATTTAACTAAAGTGCTGCCCGATGTGCTACCAATGAGAATTTGACCATCAGTATAAGTTGTTTGTCCTGTGCCGCCATAAGCTGTACCAATCGTAGTAGCGTTCCAAATACCTGCTGTGAGCGTTCCTACGCCTGTAATGCCTGTATAAGAGCCTGATACATAAGATGAGCCGATAGTGCCAGAGCTAATATTTGAAGCGTTTAAACTTGTTAATGATGCGCCTGAGCCGCTAAATGCGGTTGAGGTAAAAACACCCGTAGAAGGGTTATATTGAAGCTTTGTAGAGCTTGTATATTCCGTTGATAGGCTTCCGCTTGTTTGGTTAGCGAACAAAGGATAACGAGTGCTATTTGTAGTGGTGTCATCGGTTACTGTCGCATAACTTACAGGGGTTGCCCAAGTCGGTGCGCCTGTGCCATTAGATTGTAAAAATTGCCCCGATGTGCCTACTGCGCTAATTGCTAATGCAGATGCGCCCGAATAAACAATTCCACCAGCACTTGCTGTTAAATTAGCACCTGTACCGCCATTGGCAAGGGATACTTGACCTACAATATTGCCAGCTTGAACCGATAAATTGCTTTTATTAACATAAATTGATCCAGTTGATGAATTTACATAAGCCACAGTACCAAGCTTGATTGCATAACCTGTTGGCGGAATGGTGTTTTGATAAAAACCAGCAGAATAAGGGGATAAATAGAGCGTATCGCCTACTGTATAACTGCCTGTATTAAGACCTTGAATTAAACCAATAGTAGTTACATAACCAGCCGTTCCTGTAGGAATAGCTTGATTAGCAAGACCAATGACGTTAGCTGTTGTTAAGCTATTAGCAATAGCCAAAGCTACGTTTGGATAGGTGTAACCGCTACTGGTTGATGTTATATAGACAGGCTGACCAATATTAATTGTAGAGCCTGTGTTGTTATAGACCTTTAATTGGATTTCTTCACCAATATGCAGGGTATTGTTTGTAACATCGTTGTAATACGCTAATGAATTTACTGTGCTGTCATACCATAAGCGACCAGCGTTATAACTTGGCGCAGAACTAGCAGTATATGTTTCATAGCTAGAAATCGTAGGCGTAGCCATTGTTACGCTAGTAAGCGTTGATGCTGTTGCGCCTAATGCGATATTAGTAGTGCCAATCGTAATGCTTGAATTGGTCAAAGCCCCATTCGGAATAGAGCTAAAGTTTGTACCTACAAGGCTTGGGCTAGTAGTCCATGCTAAACCGCTATTGCTTTGCAATACGCCTGTACCAGACGCTAAGAATGTCGTAGTGCTTGCAGCAGACTGATAAGGCAAACTATACGCTGCGCCACCAGCTAGGTTTGTAGCAGTTGTAGCTGTTGTAGCGGTAGAAGCTGATCCTGCAGTTGTAGCGAATGTTGCAGTTGCAGCATTTCCACCAATATTTAATGATGCGGCTGTTCCGGTAAGGCCGCTACCTGATCCACTAAAAGAAGAAGTAGCAGTAATAGTAGTACCAGTAATTGCGGCAGCAGTAGAGCCGCCAATAGTTGTAGCATTTATTGACCCTCCTGTTATTGCTACGCTGTTAGCATTTTGCGTTGACATTGTGCCAAGACCGCTAACTTGCGTGTTGGCAATAGCAATAGAAGTCGTTGTTGCGCTAGTAATTTGACCTTGAGCGTTTACTGCAATGACAGGAACTGCACTTGCAGAACCATAAGTATTAGCTGATACGCCTGTATTGGTAATGCTAAATGTATTAGAACTAAGGGTTAACCCTGTACCAGCAAAATAAGTGCTATTGGCTGCAAACTGAACCCAAGGCATTGCGGTGACATTGATAGTCCCAGTTTGGGATGCAACGCAAACCCATCCTGTGTCTTGCTGACCACCATTAAGGATAACTGTATATGCGCCTGGCACTTCTGACCAGACATCCATATCGACAGCACGAGTCCATGTGCCTGTAGATGCGATATATATGCCGTTAAACTGGCTAAATGACTGATTCTTGACGAGAACACGATCACCAGCTAGGGTAGTGTACCCATCAATCGTTTGTAGCCCTGAGAGCGTTATATTGGCTGTTGTAGCGACTAAACAAGCCGCTTTAGGGCCAAGTCCTTGAGCTACAGTATCAACATAAAACTTATTAGCAATATCAATATTATTGCTAGGTGTAGTGCTGATCTGACCTGTCGTTGCTGATACATTAGTAAAAATACCTGTAGATGGTGTTGTAGCACCAATCGTAGTGCTATCAATCGTACTATTGGTAATGGTTAACCCTGATTGAACAGGGTTAGTTGTAGCATAAAAAGGCTGACCTTGACCTATAAAGGTTTGAAAATTCCCTTGTAGGTCAAAGTAAGCCTGAACAGGCAGTAAATTCTGCGTTACAGAATCATTAACAGCCATAATTGGCCTTTATTAGTTTTGGTCAACCATTGGCATTACATATAGTGTGCCGCTTGTTCCAACTGCTGTAATCGCAAAACTTGGTGGTACAGCAATCACAGTAGGCTGGGACATAGTTACGCCCAAAACAAAACTTTGACTGCTTGTGCCACCTGTAGGCAATACGGCTGCTGGTGCTGTTGTCGATGTTCCTGCAATCGCAGGAGCAATCGTAATAGCAATCGGATTAGCACCGGTATTTAAAAACCCACAGAAGTTTGGCTGGTCATTACCTGATGGGGTAATGGTTACAGAAGTAGAAGAAGTGCCACTAACAGTAATAGCCGTTGTAGGGCCTACAAAACGATATGCTGATACGTTAGCCATTTTTTATCCTTAAGCAGCGTTTACTGGTGCTGAACCTTCAAAACGAACAATTTGGAACTCATAAACACCAGCGGCAGGAGTTGCTGCGCTAACTGAGCAATTACCAAATTGAATAGTCAAAACACCAGCAGTTAAGCAATCAGTTTCAGCAATAAAGATACCAGCTGTTTGATTGGCGATATAACCACCTGTAGAGATAAAGTCAGTAGTCAATAGACCTGGTACGTTAAATGTCTGCACAGCAGTAGTAGAAGCTGCTACTTGGGCTGGAGTGATGGATGGAGCGATATAGAACGTAGAAATTGCGTTTCCACGAGCGATTGTTGTTGATGGCATATTTTTTCCTTTGCAAAGGGGAGTAGTGTGGTAATTCTACAACGATTATATAAGAAATTAAAAGAAAAAACCCACCTTTTTAGGGGTGGGCTTTCTCAATTTACTACGATATTACGACTTCAATAGACCTAATGCCTTCAATGCAGTAACGATGTCACCGATTGTGTAAGCAGTAGTTCCTGATGCGCCTGGGAAGCTAGTATTGGTGTAAACAGCAGTTGTAGAACCAGCAGTCGTAGTAGTTGTGTTAGCTACGGCTGTAGGTTGTGTTACTGGAGTTGCGCCAAAGAAAGCCAAAGGGCTGTTTGCTGCAATATAAACGCCATCAGTAGAGTCACCATTAAATAGATAGTGAGCTGTAACTGTGGTTGATGGGCCTGGATTTGCCATGATAATTTTCCTTTAAAGTTAAGTTAATTAAGCTGCAACACGGCAAGCGAGTTCAGGATACAAGTTAGCCCAACCATACAAGACGTCTAAACGAGTAGGAATAGAGTCGTTGTTAATGGTGTATTGACGAACTACACGCATTGACAGACCGATTTCCTTGTCGCTTGCACGACCAGCAAAGTGAACACCCTCTGGCAACTCAAGGTCGGCTACTGCGAGAGTAAACGCATTGCGGTGCATGATGATGTTTTGTGGGGAAACAGTACCAGACTGGTTAAAGAAGCTAACAGCAGCA